GGCGTCAAGATGGCTCTTGATCCAAAAAACGTCCCGGATCGTATTTTGGTGAAAGTGCCTGGTACGCATGGTGGTTTTATAAACCATAACGGTTTCTATTACACCACAAATGGAATGAGTCTAGGTTATTTGAGTTGGACCAACCCGTATCATAAACCTGTTTTGGTCAACCATGATGAAAGCATGTCTCCCATTGGACGTGTGATCGATGCAAGTTTTGTTACTGATGACCCGTCAGTATATCAAAGCTTGTATGGTCGCAGTGATAACGTTCCCGCTGGACACATCAATCTATCACTGAGCATCACCGATAAGGAAGCGATTCACAAAATACTAACTGGCCAATATCTTACTGTTTCCCAATCGGGAATATGTTACGATATCAGATGCAGTGTTTGTGATTCAGATGTTCGTAGTGCAGAAAGATGTGAACACCAGAGGAATTCCAATGTAGATGGAAAGAGAGTTTACTGGAAGTTTGGTGCTCTTAATTACAAAGAGATATCTTTTGTCAACGTTCCCTCAGACGAATTTGCAAAGGTAGAGGAAGTTGTCGCCGACAAACTTGAGGGTGTACTCAAAGATTCGCACATAGATGCGGAGGAAGAAAAGGCCGTTGAGCGCTGTATGATTACTGTGCTTGATAGGCTTGACTATCCACAGGAGGAAAAAGTGCCAGAAAACAAAGATGGCAAACCCTCCGAGACGCAGGATGAACAGCAAATGTATAAGACCCTAGATGAACACATTGTGTTCACTATGGACACCCTAGCGGACATACTGCCAAAGGAGATTGGAGAAGTAAAGTTATCTGCTCGTAAGAGAGATAAGCTTCCCAACGAAGCCTTCTGTGGTCCAAATAGGAGTATACCAGTTCCAGATTCTATTCATATGACCGTTGTACAACGTGTCATTGATAATTATTCTGGTCCAGGTGACAAGTCCAAGGTGTCAGAATTAGTAGAGCAGAAGAAACTTAATGCAGAAGACCAACATTCTACGTTGGAAAATTTTGCAAAAGGTCTAGAGAACATTCTTGTTCTCAAAACTGCATATGATTCTAAGATTGCGGAAATGCAAGCAACAATTGATTCTGTAACAGCTGAAAAAGAGGCCATAAAGGCAAATCTAGAAAAAGCAGAACAGAATCACCGTGATCATCTAGCTCATACAATTGTTGATCTTCGTCTTGCCCTCGGCAAGCTTGAAAAAGAGAAATCCGATTCTGCATTAGCAGATCTCTCAAAGAGGGGCGAGGATTCTCTTAATGATACTATTAACGATCTCAGAGATGAGATTGATGCCCCGAAACTCAAAACTGTCGCAGATCCTGCTGGTGGATCCACTAAAGATGGAGTACCTAGCTCAAAGACTACAAAGGGAATGAAGCTAGAAACTAGGAAAGATGCTGTGCACACATTATTCACATTAGATATTGATGATGAGGAGGAAAAAAGCTAAGCTATGGCTGAATTAAAATTCACTAGTCCAACCTCCAGAAATATCCCGGTTAAGCCGTCTTTGACCAAGTTTACTGATAGTAGACTTCGTCCAAATGTCGTGACTTCCGATGGTATTTTCTCGGATAGGCCTTTCCCTCCATACTTCGCCCTACCAGTTCTTTGGAAGGATGTTACCACAGAAGATTGGGTTGTTCTAAACAAAGGTACAATTGTCTCTGCTCTCACAAACGTGTCAGTAGATCCAAAGACAGGTACCACAGCCGGAACAACTCACATCGGTAACCCAGACCTTTCAGGTATTGTATACCTTGGGCTAGGTGTAGATGGAGTAATGCGACAGACTTATGTAGATAGCCAATACTGGGGCTACGAAGAGTATATCGCAGGCCTTATGGTTCCATGTAATGGCGGAAGCGCTAGCTGGTTGCCATATAGCACTGATGACGTTAGTCAGACAATAACAGTCTCAGGTGCTTATGTAACAGCCGCAAACGTTTCTGCTGGTGTTACCCTACCATTGGCTATTAACAAGCCAATCGGTGTAACATATCAAGATATCTACCAAGATGTTGAAGGTAGATACCTGAACTATGCGCTCGAAAATCGTTCAAAATATGGTGTCGTACATGACAGAGTCATTGAGATCCCATATGTAAACGAGATAATTCTAAAAACTGCTAACAACATTGAGGGAATGGACCTATCGTCTTACACCTTCACAGAAGCTACCTCAGGTGCTACAAACCTCTATGTTGCAGTTTACAAGAAATATCCATTTGCTTATTTCTCGGCAACAGCTAACGCCATTCCTGGAACTTGGCTAAAGTCAGACAGATATGGTAAGTTTATGTTGTTCACCGACGAATCAAGTGGAGAATCTCAACTGGTTGGTAAGATCATTGTTACAGACACAAGGTTCCCGAAAGGAAATCTTGAGTATGTTGACACATTTGAAGGTTCAAACGTTCCTGGTACCGCCACAGGTGGTCTACCATATACGTTGTTTGCCTTCTGCTATGATCTACTAGCAGCTACAACTGTCACGCCTTCAATTACCAATATCGTTAACTTGGTCCAATCGGGTGCCGTCGGTATGATAACCATTAACCTACAGGTAGCCTAAAGGAGGAAACAATAATGGCAGAAAAACTTTATGACATGTTGCTTCTGACTGAACAGGATCAAGCAGATTTGGAAAAGGACATTGCTGTCCTAGACCGTGTCTACACCGCCTTCGTCAATGATGGATATGTAGATGCCGGTAAGATTAAGGGTCGTGTTCAGATCAAAGATCTTCTAACTACAGAAGATATTCAGCGTTTTGTTCCACAAGTTGTTGTAAAAATCTTGTATGAGGCTCGTGAGCCACTGATGATGGTTTCTACCCTGTTCGATACTGTACGTATGGAACGTGGTCAGACAATCCAAATCGGAGCAATCGGTGCTCTTACAATTCATGAAATCCCCGAGAGTGGTGAATACAAGCCTTCGGATCTACAGATGGACTCTGGAAACATGGTCGGTCTGAGTGTCCGTAAGTTCGGATGTCTGTTGCAGTTTACCGACGAAACCATTGAGGATTCTCAGTGGGATGTAATCGGTCTGTGGCTCCGTGCTGCTGGCCGCGCATTCGCTCGCAATCGTGAGAAGAAAGCTTCTCAACTTCTAGTTCAGCTTGGCGAGGTCGTTTTTGATAATGCTGATGCTACCAACGCATTCTACGGTGCTACCTCTGGTAGAAACATCGCTGGTGCAACAAATGGTACAATGACAGCAAATGATCTATTCGACTGCTTTGCTTATCTAGCTCAGCGTGGTTTCACTCCTGATACTGTTCTAATGCATCCTCTTGCATGGGCAATGTGGGCAACTGATCCAGAACTTAAGGAGATCGTCCTTATGAATGGTCAGCTTACTTCCCGTCAAATGTGGCAGGGTGGAACAGATCCAGGTTGGGCAACCCAACTTTCTGGTCTTGGAAAGAGAACAAAAGGAACAGGTCTGTGGCCTGGTGTGGTAGATCCTAGCAATCCGCCAACAGGTTCAACATACAAGATCGGTTCATTCAGCGGAACACGTCAGTTGAGTGCGCTGGGAGCAACATTCCAGTCAAATCCAACTTTCTTGCCACGTCCTTTGAATGTTCTTGTAACACCGTTCCTACCATTCTCCAACTCGGCTAAGGTAGGATCTTCAACTGGTCTATCTTCAACAACCATTGTTGTTCTTGACTCAAGTTCTGTTGGCGCCTTCCTAGAGAAGACAGCTTTGTCAATGGAAGAGTTCAGGGATCCAATGCGCGATACTCGCAATATGAAGCTTCGCGAACGTTGGGGTATGGCCATCTACGAGCAGGGCAAAGGTCTAGCTATTGCAAAGAATATCATAGTTGCAAAGAACTATGTATTCACCGATACTAACAATGCCACTGTAAACGAACAGAATGTCAGAACCAACCTAGTAACCTAAGTTAGTTCTTAATTAAGCCGTGGGGTGGGTTGAGAGACCCACCCTATGGTGATTTAAACAAGGAGAGCAAAGTGGCGAAATCGGAAACAACAAAAAAGATTGAGGCCAAAGAAGGCCTTACCATTTATTTGAATCCAATAAAATCTGTAATGTTCAACGACGAGCTAAGTGGTATCAAGCTCGGTTTCTTTGAAGGATGGAATGATTCTATAGTTATTCCAGCTTGCCCAACAGAGAAACTTTCTGTTATTCAAAAAGCATTGGATTTGGAGATTCTACTTACATCTCCTCCAAAGCCAGTTGATAACAGGAGAAACAGAATTGTTGAAGATGATCCAACGTTAACAGTAGAAGCAAACAAACTACTCAGTTCTCATGCTAAGGTCATAGGCTTGGAGTTACAGAATGTAAAATCCAAGGACCTTATTGAGATTATGATTCAAAAAGAAAAGAAAGATCAGAACAGAGAAATTGTTCTTGATATGCTAGCAAAGCGTCTTTCTGTTCTTGATGGAGATAAAACGGTTATCGACAATGACAAAGTAGAAGAAGAATTCACAATTAAGAATATTGTAGAGAAGTAATATGGCTTTAAATGTACTGAGTACAAGTCCTATTGCGGGAGGAACGGGTCATCCAGTGGATGATCCTGTTTCTATTGTATTCGATGTTACATTAGATCCAAATACTGTTACGGAAAGCCGATTCATATTATACAAGGCTCCGTATACTCTTGTTCCTTGTACCCTAGAATATGTACCATCTATGAAGATGGTACAAATGATCCCAGAAAATTTCCTTTCCCCTAGTACAACATACTCTGTTCTACTGGCTGGTGGATATGGTGGTATAGCTGCTTTTGATGGTACGAGCATCGGCGGTGGAAACTATACCTTTAGCTTTACAACATCCCCTGGACTAATTCCAAGTGGAACCTATGTTCTTGGAGGAGAGTATTTTATAGATACTCTTGGTTCCTCTGGTTCTGGAATATCTGTTACACCAGTAGATGGCGCCTTTGATGGAGAATGGGAGCAGTTCTATTCTAATGTCTCAATGGCTGCTCTTTCTGTTGGAACACACAGATTATATGTTCATTCGAGGGATAGCAATGGAGTATGGGGAACAGTTCAATATATTGACTTTCAGTTAACAAATTCTGGCCCAACAAGTTATGTGTCACAAACTGTGTTTTCAGCACATGCTGTTGGCCCATCAACAACATCACTGATGGTTTCTCCTTCCCCAACTGGGGGAGCACCAACCACTCTACTTACCGGTATTTTTTCAACTAGGAATCTTATCCAGATTCCTATTTCTGGAACAATACCATCAACAACGGCAACAGACTATCTTAGTGTTTTAGAAACCGATCCAATAAATCTGGACTCTT